CTCTGATATTGCTAAGAGCTAATAAATTCGTTAAAATGGTTAATTAGTTAACTATTTTATTATATATGGATCCATTAACAATTGCCCTCGCCATATATGGGGGATATCAAGGATATAAAAGTTCTAAAGGTTCTAGTACGCTAGGACGAATAGCGGGTACTGCTTTAGGAGCATATGGCGGATATAGTTTAGGATCTGGAATTACAGGTTCGGCAATAGGACAACAATATTTACCATCATTCTTAACAGAAAAAGTTACTCCAGGTATTGGTGAGATGTTAGGTATTAATGCATTTAATCCCGCTGTTACAAATGTTGCAACAGATGCAGTTACAAATGCTGTAGCTAATGAAGTTCCATTAGGTGGAGTTCAAAAAGGTATTGGAGCATTTACTCCTCCAGGAATAGATGATCTCAGTCAAGTTGGTGTGTACCAACCAATACAATCTGTTACACCTTCAGCAGCTACACCTTTTAATATGACTGGCTACGATGATGCTGGACAGTATGGAGTGAGACCAGATTATTATACAGGTAAACAACCTTCATTTATGGATAAAGCAACACAAACAGGAAAAGATGCATACAGTTATTTATTTGAAAAAACAAATCCTAAGACTTTAGAAAAAGAATTAGATGTTGGTAAAGCAGCATTAATTGGAATACCTACAGCTCTATATGCTTCAGGTGCTTTTGAGAGAGAACCATATGAAAGAAGTATGTTTACATATAATGTAAATTATCCAGATTTATATAGATCAAGAAAATTTTATACTCAAGATCCAAAGACAGGTGAAGTAAAAGAATTACCACAACAAGGCTATATTCCAGAAGAAAGAGCAGATGTTCAAGAAGGATCTAAATTTGGTCCTTATAAAAGAGAAACAATTACTTTACAACAAGGTGGACTTGCTACTTTAAATCATTTTAAAGATGGCGGAGTTAATTATTTACCATCAAAAACAATAACTGATGAAGATAATGAAGATAATTATATGAGAGTTAATGGTTATGTAGAAGATGGTGCTGGTAATGGAGATAAAGAAGAAGACACAATGTTAGCTCAATTAGCGGATGGAGAATTTGTTACAAGAACTGATGGTGTTTTAGGAGCTGGTATATTAGCAGGAGCTAGTCCTAAAGATCAAAAAGAAATGAGAAAACTAGGAGCAGAATTCTTTTATGAACAACAAAAACGTTTTAAAAGAATTTATGATTTATTAGATGCAAGCAGAAAAGCAACAGCACATTGATAATGTGTCGGTATTACCTATTAATACCAAAAATGCTAAAAGTAAATTAGACTTAATAGTATTTAAACAAGACGAAGTTGCTGGTGTATGGGTCTTAGTAAAAGATTTAATACAAAAAGCTTGTGATAGAGCAGGGTCTTTTGCAGATGCTGAAGACGTAAAGATATGGTTAGAAAAAGGAACCATGCAATTATGGGTGGCATTTGATGGTAAAGATAAAAAGATTAAATGTGTTTGTGTTACTGAAATAAGACAGTATCCTAAATACAAAGTCTGTGACTGTAAAATAACAACAGGAACAGATTATAGAAGTTGGGTAGATTTTATGGATAATGTAGTTAACTGGGCAAGATCATTAGGATGTAAAAAGATGGAGATATTTACAAGACCAGGTTGGGAAAAGATCCTTAAACATAAAGGATTTGTAAAAACACATGTACAGTTAGAAAAAGCACTATGATTGATTTAAAAAATATTACATTAAAAGAAAAGATAGATTTATTTAAAATACTTTACAAAGAAATTTCTGGTAAAGGTATTGAAGGAGATACTGAACTTGCTCATATTAATGAATTTGAAGCTAGGCTTCTTAAAATGCACGGTGGTGCAGGAACAATTAATGAAGAAACAGGATTAAGACAATATCTTGGAGGTGGTGGAGGCGGATCACAACAAGCTGCACCAGATACAACTACTCAATTTGTTAGAGAAGCTCCAGGTATTGAAGAACGTAAAATTGAATTAATGGATATAGCACGTAGTGCTGCTGAAAAACCATTATATGCAAATGTACCAGATGTTAGAGTCGCTGGTCTTTCAGGATTAGAACAACAAGGAATCGGACAAGCTGGAACAACTGGTGTAGGTGCTCCAACTACTCAAGCTGGTATTGGATCTATACTACAAGCACAACAAGGTCCTAATATTTCTCAATTTTATAATCCATACCAATCATATGTATTAGATGAAATTAATAGACAAGCTGCAATGGCACAAAATCAATTATCTGGACAAGCTGTTCAAGCTGGTGCATTTGGTGGTGGTAGAGAAGGTGTACAAAGAGCAGAACAAGAAAGAGCAAGACTTGCTGCTGTAGGAGAAGCACAACGAAGTGGATTTAATACTGCATTAGGTGCAGCTCAACAACAACAACAATTTGGATTACAGGCTGGACAACAATTAGGACAACTTGGTGTTCAACAACAAGCTATGTCACAAGCTGACATTAATCAATTGATGGCTTCTGGTGGATTACAAAGACAACTTACACAACAAGCATTGGATGCTGAGAGACAATCTGCATTACAAAAAGCTACTGAACCTTTACAAAGAGTAGAGTTTTTATCAAACGTATATGCTGCTGGACCTAAATCAACTTCAGGAATTACAGCTGCAACGGCTCCAACAACGAGTCCTTTAGCACAATCATTAGGTACTGGTTTAGGAGCGTATGCTACGTATCAAGCATTACAACCTAAGGCTACTGCATAATGGACAAAGTATTAACTAGAAAATTATTTAAAGATAAATACTTACAAAATGTAAGTAAAAATATAGCACGTTTTAAAGACGGTGGACTTGCTGGTTTAAAAAATAAATTAGAACAATATGCACCAAAAGGTGAATTTCTTGCTTACATTAATAAAAAAGAAGCTAATGTTTTAAAAGCATTAGGGGGATCTGGAAAAATAATAAAAGAAACAGGTATTCCTTCTTTTCAAGTAGATTATACAAAAGATGATTCTTCTTCCATTGCAAATGAAATTCTTACAGGTTTACAGGGAACAACAGATCAAAAAAAAGTTCAAGAATTAATAGGTAATAAAGACATATATCCAGTTTATTCTGAAGGAGAAAGACAAACTATGTTACTTGCTCCTATCATTTCAGAATTATTAACTGGAACAAGACAACCAGGACAATCTCAATTAGGAGCAGTGGCAAGTGGTGTAGGTAAAGCTGTACCAAAAGTTGTAGAAACTTCTATGATGATGAAGAAATTAGAAAATGAAAGATTAGGGGATATTGCAAAATTATCTAAAACTACAGGAACAGTAACTAGTCCATTACAAAAAGCTATAGCTGGTAAAGAGGCTAATTTTTATGCAGATACGATGGAATCGGCTAGAAATGCGGAGAATGCATTTGGTGATTTAGATCTTATAGAAAAAATGGTCAAAAATCCAAATCTTACAGTGGGTCAATTTGGTCCATTATCCACTAGGATTGCAACATTTGCTCAAGGTGTAGGTTTAACAGGAACTGCTAAAGAAATACAAGATCTTAAAGCAGAGGCTATATTAAAAAATATTAGTGGAAATATAGTTATGGATTCTTTTGGAAAATTTAAAGGAGCTATTTCTGATGCAGATAGAGAATTTATTCAAAGTATTAATCCAAGTTCAAAAATGACAGCTGAACAAATACTTGGAATAGTAGAAGTTAAACGTAGAGCTGCTGAAAGAAATAAAGAATATGCAAATTTAATGCAACAGTGGATAGCTGCTAATCCAGATCTTCCAACCCTTAGCTCAAAAGATCCAAAAACAGGAAAAAGTTTTTATGATGTAAGTAATGAATATATAAAAGCAAATCCTATAGTTAATGACAAATTTGAAAAAAAATTAGAAGATATAAAACCTAAATCTGTTTATAGTGAAAATATAAAAAATTATAAAGGACAAGATTATTATCTTAATAAATCAGATGGTCAATGGTATAAAATAAATAAAAGGTAATTATGTCAGAATTAGTTACAGATCCAAATTTAATAAATGAATTAAATTCTACTTTATCTAAAGAAACTAAAATTCAATTACCTAGTAATGCAACAAAAGTTACAGATCCAGATTTAATAAAAGAACTAAGTTCAACTTTATCAGTAAAAGATCAACCAACAACTACAGCTGCAGCTGCAGATATGGCTACAATAGAAGCCGAAAAAGAAAAATTAAAGAGAACAGCTATGCCACTAACATCTATTGTTATGGATACATTAACTGCTCCAGTTTCTGGAACAATAGAAACAGTTAAAAATTTTTTTACTGGAACAAAAACAACAGAGTTTCCAGAAATGGAAGGTTTTTATACTTCTAATAAAGCTCAAGAAGCACTTAAAGATTTAACCTTAGGACAAAAGGCTGCTGTAACTGCAGGTCCACTTATAACTACAGATCAAAAAATGTTAGCAGATATTATTAAAACTAATGTTAAAAATTCGGATATAACACAAGATAAATTTGGTAATCCTATAATAGTTTTAGCAGATGGGCAAACTTATTATTTAAATAAACCAGGTGTTGATTTAGAAGATACAGCTCAATTTACTTCTCAAATGTTACAAATGATACCAGGTTATAGTCAAATATCTAAACAATTAGCAGGAAGATTATTACTTAGATCTCTTGCACAAGGTGCATATACAGGAGGAGTTTCAGTTGCTCAAGATATTGCAGCAGGACAACTAGCTGACAAAACAGTACCTGAGTCTATTGATTTAAAAAAAGCAGGCGTTGCTACTGCACTTGGTTTTGGACTTGAGTTTGTAGGTAGTCCAATTTTAAATACCTTATTTAATAATCTTGCAAAAAATAGCAGATTTTTTACTGTAGATACTATTACAGGAACTCCTACATTAACCGAAGCTGGAACAAATGCAGTAAAAGCTCTTGGTATAGATACTGTAGGAATGTCAAAAGAAAAACTAGGTTCTTTATTTAAAGAAATAAGAACTGGAAAAAGAGGTCTTATATCACAAATGGCAGCCGAAGATTCTGGTTTTGGATTTGATTTAGCTAAAGCACAAGCTAGTGGAGATAGAAATGACTTATCATTTTTTTATGCTGCTATTAATGGAAAGTATGGAGAAAGATACAAAGAAATGGCAAATAAGTTTTTAGAAAAACAAAATTTAAAAATAGGTCAAACTGCTCAAACAATATTAAGTAAATTTGAAAAAGGAGAAATTGATTTAAAAACTTTAGAAGAATCAGGAGATGCTGTTAAAAAAGCTATAAATGAACAATATAAAGCTGCAAATAATAAAATAAATACAGCTTATAATATCATTGATAAAAATGGAGTTTTTCAAGGAGCTAATAGTAATATAGATAATTTAGAACTTTCAATTGCAAAAGCATTACAAGAAAAGGGAGGTAATATTGAACCTGAATTATATAAAGCAACAGATGCTGCATTAAAGGCGGTTAAAAATTTTGTAGAAAAAGTAAAAATGGACCCTAAATCAGGAACTGAAAAAGCCACTCCAGTAACTCTTAATTCATTTGAAAATTTTAGAAGAAAATTAAATAATTATTTTGATTCAAGGGAGAATCAAGTAGATGGAAGAAATATAATAGCAATAAGAGAACAATTTGATAAATTTTATGATGATGCAATAGATTCATTTTTATTTGGTAATAATAAAGTTGAAGACCTTAAAGCAGCTAGAGGGGCTTATAAATTAAAAAAAGATTTATTTGGAGATAAAAGAAAATATGTAGAAGGATTTGAAATAAAAGATCCAGCAGGTTCTGCAATAGTTAAAATATTAGGTGATCCTGATGTTACTCCAAAACAAACAATAAATTATATCTTTGGAAGTGCTGATATAGGAGCAGGCCCAACATCATTACAAATAGTTAGAAGATTAAAAACTATATTTGGTGTAGAGGATATGGCACAAGCATCTAAGAATGGTGATTTTCAAGAATTAAGAAATGCTTTAATACAAAGAGCATATGAAGGATCTATAGATCCAAGAACTGGTGTATTTTCTCCAGCTAAATTAGTAAATCAATGGAATAAATTATTAAATAAAAATTCAGATCTAATGAAAGAATTATACACTAATGAAGAAATAAATACATTTAAAAATTTTATTAATAAGGTTAGACAAACTTTACCTCCTAGAGACATGGCTAATATGGCTGCTGTTAAAAGTGTTCTTACTAGAACAATAGAACAAGCAGGAAGAGGTGTTGGTGGAGCTATGGCATTAAAACAAGGAGGTATTAATTTTCTTTTAGCTGCAAGAAATGTGTGGGATAGAGCCGTAGAAAGTGTTTATTTAGAAGAAGGTAAAAAAAGAGTTTTGGAACAAATGGGTAAACTTAAATTAGGAACTTCAGCTCCATCAGAAAATATTCCGTTTGTTGGAAAAGCTATTAAAGATTTATTTGAAAATAATAAATCATTTATTCCTGGAATATCTTATCAAACACCTACACCTTCTGTAACAGATATTTTAAAGACTACAACAAAAACTAGAAAACCTTATCAAGTTCCTACACCTTCGGCAACGGACATTTTAAATGTAATTACAACTACTGGAGTTAAAGGTAGACAACAAGATTTAAATGCTCCTTTAATACCTACAGAATTAGCTAAAAGAGGGATTGCAAAAACAAAATCACCATCTGTTCAACCTAAAGCTCCTGTTGCTCAACCAAGAACAGAAGTTCCTGTGTTAGATAGAAATATGATGACTGCTTCTACAACACCAACGGCTGGAACATTGACAAATATTCCACAAGAACAATTAGATAAATATAATACTTTATTCGGACCTGTAGTATGAGAAGAATTGTAAAATCAAGATTAGATGAGCATATGATAGACTTATATAATAGAGTTGATAACTTAAAAAAAGACATATCTATAATTAAAAACAATCATTTAAAACATATGAGTTGTGCTATTTATAAGATTGAAAAGAAAGTAGACAAGATCCTTTGGTCCATGATTGGTGGTATGGGAGCCTTGATCCTTACACTTATAGTTATAGCGTTTAAATTCACTAAATAATAATTGATTATTTCAAATAATTAATCTAATAAGAGATATGAAACTTATTAGACAAGATTCCAGCTTCATAGTTACTGACTTTAAAAGAATAGATAAGTACCCTTATGTCAGATATACAAGAGACGATGACCACGGCCCACGGACCTATCTAGTTGGAGAAAAGAAAGTTCCTTCCGTTACAACCATATTAGCTAAAACTGCTTCTAAAGATAAGAAGGCAGCTCTAGATGCTTGGAGAGAGCGTGTTGGATACCAAGAAGCACAGGCTATAACCACCAAAGCGGCCTCTAGAGGCACAGAGATGCACTATGTCTTGGAGAACTATATCAATGGCATAGGATACCTTAATTTGAGCTCAGACGGAGCACAATCACGGCTCATGGCACATAAGATTATAGATAACTTAGAGCCTCTTAAAGAAGTTTATGGTAATGAAATAAATCTTCAATATGAAGCTAGATGGGCAGGCTCAACTGATCTTGTGGGTAAGTTTGATGGTAAAGATACAATTATAGACTTTAAACAATCTAATAAATTAAAAAGAGAAGACTGGATTGAAGACTACTTCTACCAAGTTGCAGCTTATTCTCTTGCCCATAAAAAAAATTATGGTCCTATAGAACAGGGTATCATTGCCATCTGTACTAAGGATGGACAGTACCAAGAGTTCAAAATGGATAAAATAAAATTATCAGAATATGAGTCAAAGTGGTTTGACAGAGTCGAAAAATTTTATACAATGTCAGTTAATGAATGAAGAAAATAAATTATTAGTTCACAAGCATCTAATAGTAAGAGCAGAAGTTTACCGTCCACCAATGGACGAGGAGTTTCTTAGGCGTTGGTTAAATGAATTCATAGAACAAATTGGAATGAAAGTAATGATGGGGCCTTATGTTAAATATTCTAACATGGAAGGCAACAGAGGAATTACAGGGGCAGCAATAATTGAAACATCACATATCGTAATACATATTTGGGACGAGGTACATCCAGCATTAATGCAATTTGATGTTTATAGTTGTGGAGAGTTTGATCCAGAAACAATTTGTAGAAAAATAGATAAAGATTTTATAGTTCACAAAATAGAATATAAATTTTTAGATAGAGAACATGATCTAAAAGAATTACACACTATTGGCTTTGTTAAATCAGATAACTAAATCCAATTTTTAATTTCTTCCCCCATAGTCTCAGCAGATATTTTAATCTTACGTTTTAATGCAGAGATAATATGACTATCAATTGTTTTGTCTATAATTAAATCTATATAGGTTACACTTTTAGTTTGTCCAATACGGTGTGCTCTATCTTCTGATTGTTCTCTAATTTCTAAATTATAATTATTAGAATAATAAACTACATAACTTGCAGCAGTTAAAGTTAATCCATAACCACCTGTACTAGGATTTCCTACAAAAAATCTTACTTTATCATTAGCTTGGAATTCTTCTACGGCTTTCTTTCTGTTCTCTGTAGTTATCTCTCCATAAATACATACAACACTTTCATCTCCGTATTCTTTTCTTAATGTTTTAACTATTGTTTTTATATTATGAATGTAATTAGCCCAGATAATAAATTTACCATCTGACTCTTCTATTATACTTAATAATTCTTCTAGCTTTGGATCATTATCAAATGGAACTATTTCTCCGTCATCTGTTTTTAAATAACCATTACATACTTGATGTAACTTTAATATCTCTGTAAGTTTATTTGCAAAGCTAACTTCTTTATCTTCAATAATGGATCTTGCATATTTTCTAAGTTCTTCATAAACTTTAATTTGATCTTTATTTAGATTTACATATCTTTGTTGATAAATCTTTTCTGGTAAATCTAAACAATCTATTTTTCTAACACGGAAAGAAAACTTTTTAATTTTTGCTTCTAGTTCATCTAAGTTTGTATAATATTGTGGAATAAGAATAACTCTATTTGGACCCATACTAATTTGTTTCATTACTGCATATCTAGCTCTAAATGCTACAAAAGAAGGATATCCAAGCAAGTCTTTAGACAAGAAAGCACATTGTTGATATAAGTCTAATGGTGATTTGGTCACTGGTGAGCCCGTCAATATTCTTTTGTATTTAACATGAGGAGCTAGTTTACAAATATTTTTAGATCTTTTAGCTTTATCGTTTTTAATTGTTGTGCTCTCATCTACGATCATTATAGCTTTTTGACCTGTATTAATTACAAGTCTAGTTAAAAAATCAAAACCACCTTTATGTGATAAAGCTTCTATATTCATTAATACATAGTTTAATTTATCAGCTTGATAATTAATTTCATTATCATCTTTCCAAACAAACATTGTATAATCTGATACTGGAGAATGTGTTTCTATTTCTTTTATCCAGTTTTTATAAACTGAATTTGGTGCAATAACTATTGCAGTATTAATTTCTTTTTCTTGATATAAGAAAGCAACATTATCTATGGCAACTTTTGTTTTGCCAGTACCCATTTCTAAAAAGTATGCAAAATTTAATTCTTTAGCACCTTTAATTAAAGCATTACGTTGGTGTTCGTAAGGTGTTGTTTTATATGTATATTTTTTCTTGTCCATGTTTCGTTGTTCTATACTTTAAAAGTATTTAATATTTTTTAATTTATTTGTTTGACAATGTCAAATAAATAATCTAAATGCTTTTTTAGGAGGTCTTATGGACTTAGAAGTAGAATCAACCATACGTGTTGATACTGCAATGTCTTCGGATATTGCTAAATCTTGCAATAAGTTATTGGACGTTCAGAAACAAATAACAGCGACTGAAGAACAACTAAAAAAGTTACAAGAAGCTGAATCATTGCTTTCTGAGCAGACAATTCCAAACTTAATGCAACAGGCAGGTATATCATTGCTTAAACTTGCTGACGGATCGTCAGTTGAAGTTAAGCCGTTTTATTCTGCAAGAATTCCCTCTACTAAAGTTGAAGAAGCATTTGATTGGCTTCGTCAAAATGGTTTTGGGGATTTAATTAAGAACAACGTAACATTAACCTTTGGGCGTAATGAAGACGAAACTGCTAAAAATGTAGTTGCGGATTTACGAAAAAAAGGGCATAATGTGAACCAGACCGAAAAGGTAGAACCAATGACCTTGAAGGCATTTGTTAAAGAACAAATCCAACAAGGAAAGAACGTTCCTTCCGATATATTCGGCGTTTACGTTGCAAACAAAACAAAAATAACCACGAAGGAGTAATCATGGTACAAGCACAAACGAAAACGGCTTCAGCAAAAGCTGAAGTTGCTATAAAGAAAGAAGCTCCACTGCCAGCGATGTTAGATCTAGAATCGGCATCAGGTCAGGGTTCGGAGTATGTCACAGCACGTGACACTAAACTTCCAATACTTAAAATCTTATATGCTAATTCAAAAGTATTAGATGAAAGTGATGGCAAGTATATTGAAACTGCAAAACAAGGAGACATCTACAATGAAACAACAGGAAATCTTTACAAAGGTAAAGAAGGAGTAATTGTTGTTCCTTGTCTGTATATCAATACATTTAATGAATGGAAAGATAGAGGAGATAGCCCAGGTCGTCCAGTTGGAATACATACAGATCCGTCTGTTATGTCTCAAACTAAAAGAGGAGATGACTTTAAGGATAGATTACCAAATGGTAACTATATAGAGGACACGGGTAATCATTTTGTTTACATATTGGATAAAGATTATAATCCAATTGAGACAGCTTTGATTGCTATGAAATCTACACAAAAGAAAAAATCTAAGACTTGGAATTCTATGATTCAAAGTAGAAGACTTCAAGGGTCTAAAGGTTTCTTTTGTCCGCCATCATGGGCAACAAGTTATAAGTTAACTACAACTAAAGAATCTAATTCTGGCAATAGCTGGTATGGTTGGATCGTAGAGTTTGATAAATACTTAAATGATCCTAAGTACAGTAAAGTGTTAGAGATAACTAAAGCATTTTATGAAAGTGCTATGAAGTCAGATATCTTTGGTAAAGTTGATTTTGGCAAAGAAGAATCTCAACAAATTAAACAAGACTCTGAAGCGGTTCCTTTCTAATGATCGCACCACAGTTATTAGAACTGTTTGAAGGCGATTCAAGTCAACATCTTCTGGTCACTTTAACAGGTGACCAGAAAGATAGTGGCAAAAGAAATGCCGAATATAAAACTGTATATAGTGCAGTAACGGCGGAGCTTTGGCAAAAGCATTTAAATGGAGAAATTATTATTGGTGTAAAACCAGAATTAAATGACAAAGCAAAATGGGGTTGTATTGATGTAGATCCTAGTAGTTATAAAGATTTTAAATCAAAGAAATTCGTAAATATTATTCAAGAATATAAATTACCATTAGTACCAGTTAAATCTAAATCTGGAGGCTTACATATATTTTTATTTTTAAAAGATTGGTCAACAGTAAAACAAATTAGAGAAGTTTTAGATAAGTGGAATTCTAAATTCTTTATGAGCAAAGAAGTATTTCCTTGTAACAAATCTGTTGGAATGCCTTACCATAAATCAGAAAGAGCCGTTGAGTATGCTTATTCAGATAACAATGAAGCATTACTAGTAGGAGGTTTTATAGAAGAAGCATTTAAAAAAAGAAGTTCTATTGATGATTTATTAAAATTTAAAACTGATGATTATGAACCAGAAGAAGGTTATAAAGAATTCCCACCTTGTATTCAAAAACTATTAAATGATAAGTGGACTGGAGATAATAGAAATAATATTTTATTTAATGCTGCAGTTCTTGAGATGAAAAAATCTGAAGGACATATAGATAAGAAAGCTTTAAAAGAAATTCTTCTTGAAAGAAATCAACAGATGTTTGCTGAACCATTAACAGAAAAAGAAATTGTAGGTACAGTATTAAACTCAGTATTTAAAAATAACTATACATATAAATGCCCTCCTAAGCATGGATATATGACACCAATCTGTAATAAAGATTTATGTAGATTAAGAAAACTTGGAATAGGTGCTCAAGCACCAGATATAATAGACGAGTTTTCTGATGTTGAACAAATAAAAGATATTAAAACTACTTATTATACTTTTAAGTATAAAGAGATAACAATGACTTTTGATTCTATTGATTTAGTTGATGAAAAATCTTTTAGAACTAGGATGATGCATTATGGAATATTTTGGATGACATTACCTAAACCTAAAAAAGGCCCGCCCCCATTTGAAATGTTAATGTCTGCACTTATTGCAAGTTCAAAACCAAGTGAAAAGGTTAAATACGAAGATACATTAGCAGATGTTAGATATTCAGTATTAAAAGAATTCTTTGAAAAATACATGGTATTAGATGATTTTGAAAAATTAAAAGATGGCTACATAATTAGAGAAGAAGAGAATGGACAGGACTACTGTTACTTTAAAAAGAATACATTAGATGGCTTTATTAAAAAATTATCAGGAAGGATATTTTCTAATTCATTAGAGGCAATAACTTTATTAGGTTGTGAAAAACTAGATTACTACAAAGGAGAGAAGAATATATGGAAAGTTGCTTTACCTGATTTTACAAAAAAAGAAAAACGAACAGAACCAACAGTACAAAATAAACAAGGAAACTTAACGGAGTTAGATGATGCTTACCACGCACAGCAGTTTAGAGCACCAAAATAGTATTAGAAATAAAACTATTAAGTATTATGGCCCGCCAGGAACGGGTAAAACAAATACATTGGTTCAAGAAATATTAACAGATGCCTTGGCTCAAGGAATTAGACCACAAGATATTGCGTTTATTTCTTTTACTAATAAGGCGGTTGACACTGCAGTGGGCAGAGCATTGTCAGCATTTCCTAAATATACTTTAAAAGATTTTCAAAGATTTAAAACTCTTCACAAGTATTGTAAAAAATATTTTACAATAGAAGTATTTGATCCGCAAAGATGTATGATTGATTTTGCATTAGAGAATCAAATTATTAAAAGTTCAGATTCAAGATTAGACGATGATTCATTTATATATAAGGACTGGTCTTTACATATTTATGATAAAGCAAGAAACATGATGAAGCCTGTAGAAGAAGTCTATCGTAATGAAACTTATAAGAGAGAATCATTAGATTTGTTATTAAGAAAGGTACAAGCCTATAATAAGTATAAAAGAGACGGTGCAACTCAATATATGGACTTTACAGATATGATTGAGAAAACAATTGATGAAGTAAACTTTCCACCATTAGAAATACTTATATTAGATGAAGCACAAGATTTTACACCATTACAGTGGTCTGTTGTTTATAAGATGGCAGATAATGCTAATAAAATATATTTAGCTGGAGATGATGACCAAGCTATTTATAGATGGAATGGTTCTAATCATAAATATTTTACAACTTATTTTCCTGGCCAAAAGAAAGTATTAACTCAAACAAGACGTTTTGGAAAAGAAATACATAGATTTTCTCAAGTTGTTAGAAAAGGAATATTAGATAGTGAACCCAAAGAATTTTTACCAAACCCAGATGTTAAAGATAGTGTGCATCGTTATATATCTTTTGGAGACTTAGACTTTAGTCAATATAAGGGTAGTTGGTACATTCTAGGTAAAATTAGAACTACTGTTAATGAACTTAGAATGATGGCTAAAGATAAAGGTTTATACTTTATGGATAATAAAGGTAATAAATCTTTTACATCAAATAAATGGAAAGCTATTAAAACTTGGACAAAATTATCTAATGGTAAAAAGATATTTAAAGAAGAAGCTATTAATATGTATAAATATGTTAGAGCTTTATCTAATGATTTATATAGAAAGAAAGAGTTCTGGGATCAACAAGAAAATCATAAAGAATATAGTTTTGAAGATTTAAAAGCATGGTGTGGTTTAACTTTGAAAGATGAAGTTAAATCTCAAGAATGGTGGCATGCATTGAAAAGAAATATTAAGCCAACAGAAATAACTTACGTAAAAATTCTATTACAGAAATATGGACAAGATCAATTAAATAATGATCCTAATATCATTATAGATACTATTCATTCTGTAAAAGGAGGGGAAGCAGATAACGTTTTAGTTTACTTTAAAGCTGATTATGCTTCTCAATATCAAAATAAGACAAACATAGAAAAGATGGACGAAAAAAGAGTAGTCTACGTTGCAGTAACTAGGGCTAAGTATTCATTACATTTATTAAGCTCTGATTACAAATACAACTATCCAATAGGGGAAGACTATTTAACTTACATAGAGGAAAAAAGAAATGAGCAATAAAGCATTTTATAAACAAGTAGGAGGATCTCATTATAAAGAAATGAAGATACAGCCTTCTAAATTCATAAATGAAAATAATTTACTATTTGCAGAAGGCAATGCAATCAAGTATATATGTAGACACAAACTGAAGAATAAAAAAGAAGATCTTCTTAAAGCAATTCATTACATAGAGATGATAATTGAAAGGGACTACAATGAATAAAAATATGCTTACTTACGATATGGGTTTTATAACTTGTATTTGTGTTTTAACTTTTTTATTTTGGGTAATATAAATGACAAGCTTACAATATTCATTAACATTTAAGAAAAGTATTTGGTTGTGTCCTTCTGAATATAAGGATTTATCTAACGCTACTGAAATAGCAATTGACTTAGAAACTAGAGATGATGGTATAAGCGAAGGACTAGGAGCTGGTTGGGCTATTGGTAAAGGCTATGTAATAGGTTTTGCTGTAGCTGTTGAAGGATGGCAAGGTTATTATCCATTTAAACATTTTGGTGGTGGTAATATGATACCTGCACAAGTTATTAGCTACATGAAAGAAATATGTGCTTTACCTTGTAGAAAAATATTCCATAATGCTCAATACGATTTAGGTTGGTTACAAGCAATGGGTATCCAAGTTAATGGAGAGATCGTAGATACAATGGTTGCAGCAGCAATCGTTGATGAAAACAGATGGGCTTATAATCTAAACTCATTGGCTAAAGATTATTTAGGTGAGATTAAAGCTGAGACTGATTTAAAAGAAGCAGCCAAAGATCATGGCATTGATCCTAAAGCTGAAATGTGGAAGCTACCAGCAGAGCATGTTGGGTTCTACGCTGAACAAGACGCACGGCTCACGCTTAAACTATGGGGATTTCTAAAGAATGAAATCATTAAACAAAATCTAACTACGATTTGGGAAATGGAATCTAAATTACTTCCTATTTTAATTAAGATGAGACAAAAAGGAATTAGAGTAGATACAGATAAAGCTCAAAGAATGATTAAGGAGTTTGAAAATCAAGAAAAAGAAACTTTAATTAAAATAAAACAAATAACAGGTAAAAATATAGATATCTGGGCGGCAAGACAAATAGGAGAAGCCTTTGATAAATTAAAGATAGTTTACCCTAGGACTGCAAAGACAGGAGAACCATCATTTACACAAAACTGGTTAACTAATTGTCCTCATGAAATAGCTAAACTTATTGTTCAAGCAAGAGAGATAAATAAATTTCATGGCACTTTTTTACAAAGTATTATGAGATATCAAATTAAAGGTAGAGTTCATGCTGAAATAAATCAATTAAGATCTGATAATGGTGGAACTGTATCTGGACGTATCTCTATGTCTAATCCAAATCTGCAACAAATTCCTGCACGTAATAAAGATTTTGGCCCTAAGATTAGATCTTTATTCTTACCTGATGAAGATTGTAAGTGGGGTTCATTTGACTACTCACAACAAGAACCAAGAATGGTTGTGCATTATGCAGCTTCAGTTGGTTATGAAGGATCACAAGAACTTATTAAAGCATATGAAAATGCTTCAGCAGACTTTCACCAAACAGTTGCTGATATGATAGGTATAGATCGTTCACAAGCTAAAACAATTG